TTATAGGAAATCTTTGTATGCTTTAGCCGTCCTAGTGATGCCGTATTCAAGGGTAAAACCTACCCATGCAAACCAATATGGGTAGAAATCTGTAAAAGCCCCGTCCTCTTGATATGGTCCGTAGGTTATTCCCTCCTCTTTAACAAGCCTTAATCCTTCGATATATTCTGCGTTTTCCAGCTCCCGTATGGTTATGTCTGCAAAGTTCCAGACATCACGCCAGCCTTCTGCATCTCTTTGGAATTTCTCTTTTTTGTCATCGCTGGTCCACTGTTTATAGTAGAGCTTCCCTTCGTCATCATATGGCATAAATAGTTCGCCTTCTTTATGAAGGCCCGGGTTCCATGCCGAGAGGGAAAAACGCATTTTCATTATTCCTATGTGGCTGCTCAGATCTTCTTTGCCTTCCATCAGCTGCACACATATAGAAGGAATGGGGGCGGTGACTTTGGGTGGCATTCGGTCTCTTGTCGGCACATAGAGCACAAAAGCCTCCGGTGATACCAGCTGGACTGTATAGGATCCGTCGTTTCTGTCATCATCCGGAAGTTTTAATTTTACCTTGGTGCATATATTTTCCCGTGCCCATTTAGCCACTTTGTCAAGGTTGTCTACTATCGACATTTATCCACCCCCTTTATATGCTGCGGTTTTGCCTTAATGCCACTGTTGCAAGCCCCATATCTTCTCTCCAATCTGTGACGATGTATTCTCGGCCGTCTATATTTATTGCTGACCCCGGGGCCTTTCTTGGTGGTAGATCTGCAGCTTTTGCATACATTAAAAGGTCGGCCTCTGCAACACCTAGCTCGGCTCCTCCTTGCCGCTCAACTAGTTTGTCGTCATCGAGAACGACCTTTATTTCTTGGCCTTCTACAGTGTGCAATTCTGCGAAGTGGTCCAGATTGAGAAATATTTGGAGATCTGCAGTTATCTGCTCCTTGAAGGATTTCATGTTCAATCACCTACTGCATCGGCTGCGTTAAATACCGGAGGCATGTCATCATCTTCATCAGGCTCACCGTTTACGGCTGCATCAATCCATGAGATAAGCTCTGCTTTATTTCTGGCTTTTTCAGGTTCTTTAATTCCATACTCTAAAGCTATTTTATTGAGCTGTTCTCTGGTCATATCTTCATTGTATTTGGGCAGCTTCTTTTCCACTTCGCTGGCGTCATCAGTTGTGGGTTTATCCACGTAAACTGCGACGCCTTTCTTTACAAGTCTTGCCTCCTTTTCCGGAGCGAGTTCAATTGGACCATCTTTTTCGGTGACAGGGATAACTCTGTTACCTATTTTCATGCCATATACACCATTAACGATTTTAATCATGGTATTTCCTCCTTTTTTCTTCTTTTCTGGCTTTAGCCAGAGATAACTTCAGCACTAATCCATGGAGTGGCAGCTCTAGGAATTAACAGAGGTCTGCTGGTCACTTTAATTTCTCTGATGTCTTGGTCAGATTTTGCGATATATTTAGGCACTCTTCTTGCCATGTAGGTATGGAAGCGGTCATCGGATTGCTCTAATTGAGTTACTGCTCCATAGAGGCTTCTGCCTGCTCCCGGTGCTGTTAATATTACATGGCCTGCTGGAATATAAGGCACATTTTGGCCGGTTGTCTCGTCTTCGTAAGTTTCATCATAAGAGAAGATATCAAGGACTCTTCCGAAGACGTTTATTCTGCCTATATGTGCAGCTCCTGCAGGTAACATAGCAGGGTTAATGTTGCCTACATTCATGTTTCTATTGTCTAACATCTTCTGGATCTTCTCATTATTGATAAGGACATCGGCCACATCAGGTGCCACGATTAAATCTGTTGCTGGCAGTCCTCTGGATGTCAGTAACCTAATCATGGCCTGCAGGTCACCGAAGATGTCGGCATTATCGCTATTCCAGTCTGCATCCGGTGTGTATCTTCCGGGATTGCTGGTTCCATCATAAAAACGAATTTCCCATTCCTCATATTCGCCGGATCCATATTTGTCTGCATAATGCTTAAGGATATATCCGTTGTTTAACATTGCCTGTGCAGCGATGTATTCTTCTCTTGCTGAAATCATTCTTTCAAAATCTCTCAAGTCTTGGCCTAAGATTTCAGCTTCCCTTTCCTGCGGTGTTCTATCGCTGAACAGATTTTCTCCAAAGCCCTTTTTATTCAGGTCATCGATGGTGAGAGGTCTCTGCGGAGCAATGAAGGGAGGAGTATATCTCGTAGTTTTGTAGCCTTCTCTTTCGATGGTTATGCCGCCTTTTCTAGGGAGCACGCAAGGAGCCATCTTTTTATTGCCTTCCCTGTATTCCACCAGCACTTCTTCGGTAGGGAATAGGTCAGTGCTAGGGTCATGAGGGAAATATCTATCCCTCAAAAATGTATTTTGAGGAGGCAATAACTCCATTGCCGCTATCATGGTTGTGGTTCTATAAATAACTGGAATGCTCATAGTTCTTTACCTCCTTATGATGTTATATTACGGCGTCGCTGAGGTAGATTCCGCCTTTGCGAAGCTCTGCCTCATCGCTCGCACTTAAAGTGTAACTTTCTTTCACAATCAGCTTTTGCCTTGTGAAGTGGCCAGATCTGTATGCTACACCGATTACAGGATCTCCTGCTTCTCCCCCTGTGTCTACTGGTTCTGCAAGTATGCAGTCTGGTGTTAATGTCTCATTTTCTCCTGCAGTTGTGCCGAGAATTACCATTGCATTGTCTCCATCAGTACCGCTGCTCAATGCGAGAACGGTCCCTCTTGCCAGTTCTCCTTGGCCGGCTCTGATTTTTACGGTTTTGACATCAACAGGATGTCTGCCGTCATAAATCAAGCCATCATATTCCAATGTGCCAAGGGTTTCATTTAACATTTTCTTAGACATTCTTTCCATCTCCTTTCTTGTTTTTACCTACAATCATGGCCACAGCAGCTGCTTCTGCTGCCTTATCATCCTCTGACGTTCCGCCGAGATTTGCTGGATTGCCGGCATTTGGAGCAGCTCCTATTTCTGCTGCTTTTGAGTCCTTATAGTCCTGCTGCAGATTCTGTAAAAACTGTTTGCCGAGCTTTGCCTGTTGCTGCAAAGCTTTAAAAGCCAATTCTTCGGCTGTGCATGGCTTTTCGCCATACTTGGCTTCTGCTACGAGTTTGTCGTCTCCTATTGCTGCCTGAATATCTTCAATGGCCTTGAGACGAGCTCTTTCTTCGGTAATGCCTGCCTTCCTGCCTTCCTCTCTCGCCGTGTCCTCTATCTGCTTTACAAGCTCTGGGCAGGCCTGCTTTAATTCCTCAGCTGTTTTAAACATCTTTTTGCCTCCTTCTGAATTATTTTTATTTACTGCCTGCGGCTTGACCGAGGCGGTAATGCGATTACTTACTGGGATATAGTCTGGAATGTTTCTATATCCTCTAATGTTTTGTTTGACTCCATTCACCATAAGGATTTGCCTATCAGCTGACATGACCATTTGAGGTTCATCCTCATACAGGATTTCATCAGCAAAGCCCATTTCCACAGCTTCTCTGCCGGTCATCCATGTCTCTTTATGCATCATGTTTCTGATAGTTTCCACATCAAGTTTGGTCTTTGCCGCATAGGTTTCTGCTGCCGATTGAGCCGCAGCATCGAGCATTTTAATTACTTCCTTCAGGGCCTTGACATTGTAGACGTCCCACAAATATACGGTCGGATCGTGTATCATCATCAGGCTGCCTGCCGGTATTTTGATTGTATCTCCGGCCATGGCTATTAATGATGCTGCACTTGCTGCTATTCCATCTACAATGACGGTCTTTTCACCCTGCAGCCCTTTTAGCTGTGTGTAAATGGCCATGCCTGTATAAAGGTCGCCACCTACGCTATTAATCCTTATCGTGATTTTGCTTTTGTCTTTAACTAATGCTAGGTCTTCTAGAAACTCCTCTGGACATATAAAGAGTCCCGGTTCTGGTTCGCCTGTCCACCAGTCTATAGGTCTGCGGGATAATATCTCGCCATAAAGAGTTATTTCCGCTTCGTTTTCATTTACTGTTGCCATATTCCAAAACTTTGGTGCATTTGCGACTGGTGCCAGTGCTGCTCCGTTGATAATTCGGAGCCTTTTATGAATGTTTTCCATCATTATCACCTTCCTTTATCGCTTGATTTACTACGCTGCGTATTATCTCGGAGGTCTTCAGCTGCGTCTGTCCTCCAATTGCAGCTTGATTATTAGGCGACGCTTCTGAGAGCCGCTGGTTCTCTCTGGCCAGCTCCTCTATATTTGAGTCCCAGTGTCCTCCGTTGAGCTTTACTGTCGCCTGTTCCCTTGTAGTAATTCCTTCTCCTATTGCCAGTATTTCTGCTGTAATCTCCTTCACAGGATCCAACTGTCCTTGGGATGGTCCTATCCATTCAGATCCTAGCCATGCGGCACGGATTATCGGGTCCGTGAAAAATCCCGGTGCGGATATCCTCCCTTTGGCCACTGCTTCTGACATCCAAATTTCATAAATTGGCCTGCAAAAATCGGAGGTGAACCATTCACGCCTCATTTTAAAAGCTTTCCATGCTTCCAATAAGGCGGCACGGCTTGCGCTATAGCTGGCATCAAAGGCTTTAAGTAATAGGTCGGCCGGTATTTCCAGAGCGGCTCCCACTTGCTCGCATAATGCCCTCATAAAGGCATCGAATCCATTCGATGGCCTTTTTGGATCTGCAAATGTCACATCTTCTCCCGGATTCATAATGTTAATGACTCCCGGTCCCATCTCATATTCATTTGGGTCACGGCTTACTTGGTCTTGTGGAGCGACCTCATTAAATGGCATATCATTTGGATTTGATTCTGTCTTTATAAATGCAGTAAAAAAGCTCTCCACTAATGCAGCCATCAGTTCGCTCTCGGTATATCTTCTCATCTGTAGGAGAGGTTCGATGACTTGTGCAAGATAACTAACTCCACGGTATTGCTCCGGCCTTTCGCTATCCATAATTTGCAGTATGTTTGGGAGCCCAGTTAACTTGCCATAGGCTTCTACTCTGGTCCATTTAATATCTGCAGGATTAATTATGCTATTTGGATACCGATTGCTGATATAATACGCTACTATTGCTCCGTTTTCATCTATCTCCACGCCATCAAATATGCGGTTTCCATTCTCTGCTTTTCCTTCAGTGGTATTATAAACAGGCTGCAGTAAGTTTGTTGGTGTGCTTACACGGTCCGCTTCGATAACGTGAAGCCTTAAGCTGTAAGGGTATAATGGTGTCTCTGGGTATCGTTTTATAATAACGAATGCATCGCCGCTCATTAACCATGACATCAGGGTTAATTGCTGCAATGCATAGAAATCATTTACCCCTGTAGCGTCACATGCCTGTTTTCTGCTTGCCCAGAGTTCAAACTCTGCCTCGACTTTCTTTTCCCATGCATCAGCCTGTTCTTGAGTTAAGCCCAGTATCTGTCTGTTTATCCTGCTCTTGAGCTTCAGTCCGCATCCTATAACATTGGTCCTATTAGTCCGGATGGCAGACGTTGCAATAGGAGCAGCCATGTAAAGCATTCTGGCTCGCTGTCTTAATGTGCTATTATGCTGGTCTATATCTTCTGATGGACTTCCGGACTCTGCAGTAAAGCCTTTGAGGGATTTCTTTTTCCAGCTGGCTCCTGCGTCTCCATAGCCTTTGTTTACGACTCTTATAACTCGTCCAGTCGGAGCTCTATATTTGCTATTTGTGTTTTTGCTGTTCTCGATGGTTTTCACCTCCTCACTTCAAATAAGCAAGGCAGGGAAAGGAGGAAAAACCTGCCCTGCCTTTTTATGTTATAGCCCTATGGCTTATAACCTTTACCAATCCCTCGGCAATACACCGACGGCTTTTCTGGGTTTAATCCCTTGAAGTGCAGCTTCGAGTTGTGCTATTTCATCCTCAAGGGCTTTTATTTTATCCTGAATATCTTTGAGTGCTGTATCATAACGTGATAAATTCCTTGAGCCTATGGAATAGCTTTTTACTCCATCTTGGCTTAACATTTCGGCTTCCCGGTCATAGTAAAGCTGCAGCCTTCTTTTCTTTTGCTCTATCAACTCTTTAATTCTTGCCCTATCCACCTTCACACCTCCTACCAGTCATCAAAAAAGTCCGGCCGCTTCTTTTTGGGTTGTTGCATTGGCTTTTGTATTTGTGTCTGCTTTGGTTTTTCCTGCACACCAGCCAGTCTTTTTTCTACTGCCTCCAAGTCTGGGTTTAGAATCCTAAATGCTGCCATAGCATAGTTGCGGCAGTCTAGAGCTTCGTTTCTATTGTGGCCGGGTATCTTTTCCCACATCCAGCGTTCTCTGCCTCCTCGTGTTCTCTTTAGGACTAACCGTTCTGAAAGAAGGCCATTAAAAAACAGGGCATCGTATCCCCTGTCTTCTCCCTTTGGAAAATGGCAATATTTAGGCCCGGGTTCTTGGACCTTTAGTGATGACATAATTAGCGATTTTCCGGCATCTACTCCGATAGTATAAAGCCAGCATGTAACCTTTTTGTTTTCCCTTATAGGCACCTTGGTTGGTGGCGAGACATATGGCACTCCGTCGCCACCTTTACCTTTAATAGCAAATACCCGTTTATTCTGTCTTGCCCGGCACGCCTCATATACTTCCTGCGTATAATGGCCACCGGAGTCTACGCAGGTCAAAGATATTTTCAGGCCTTTGCCATCTTTAAACCGGTAGGTTTTGTCTATGATCTCATCGAGCTTTTCCCACACTTCCGGATTATCGGGTCTACCCATTATAAAGCCTTTTTTAATTCCCCATGTTTCTCCATAGTAGCCATGGCCTACCACTTCATATTCGAGGCGATTATCCTGCGTATCCACTCCGCATGTTAATACCAACACTCCATCTGGCAGTTCTGCTGGATATTCTTCTCTGCGTGCAAGGAAAGTATCTTCATCTTCGAGGTCTCCTCTGTCCTCCCAGAGCTCTCCAAAGATGGTATTGTAGACTACTTTCAATTTATGCGGATCATCTTTTGCCTGAAGGAAGCGGAGGACTATTCTGTCCCATGACATCCATGGGCTAGAAAAGCCATTAATCCAAAATGACCGGATCCCTTGATGGTAAGCATCCGGATTTTCTGCTATCCATTTGGCCGGCTGCTTTTTCATTGTGCTTTCTGTAGCAGTATGGCCACAAGATGGGCATTGCCACCATACTGATTTTATTTTATATACCTTTTTGCCGTTTATTTTGTTGGTCTCGAAGTCGAATTTAATATCATTGAATACGATATTATGAAATTCTCCGCATCCCGGGCATTGGTGGCACCATCTTTCTCTCGTTCCCAGCTCGAATGATGCCTCTATGGCACTAGCCCCTTTGATGGTTGGCGTTGATACCTCCACCATCTTGGAATTATAGAATGTGGTTGTTCTTGCCTCTGCTAATCCCCACGGATCTCCTTCGGTGCCTGCGCTCAATGGCCATCGGTCTCTTTCATCACCGAATACATATCGTGCTGGTATCGAGGCTAGTGCTGCTGGGCTATTGGCCCCCGTGATGGTTAACATACCGCCGGGAAATTGTTTTTTAAGAACAGTATTATTCCCATCTCGGCTTTTAGCATCTGCCACTTTTCCTCGTAATCTTTTGCAATCTCTAATCATTGCAGATATACGCCTTTTGGAGAAGTCTTGAGCCACGTCCACTGTTGGCAATATAAACAAAACAGGTCCCGGATCTATGTCTATTAAATAGCCCAGCATGTTTAACTCCATCTCGGATTTTCCTACTTGTGATGAGGCCACTACTACCAATCTACGGATTTTTGGATCCGTGAATGCGTCCATAATTTCTCGCAGATATGGTGTTCTGCTGGTTCTCCATGGACCTGCTTCTGCGCTGTTTTCAGGCGACAGTCTTCGGTATTTCTCGGCCCATTCCGTTACGGTTAAATCTTCGGGAGGTTTGAAGTTTTTAACTGCAGCAGCCACGACAGAGTTAAGAGCTTTAAGCTCCTCACTCCTCGTCCTCTTGCTCATTTTTCCACCCTTGACGTTCTCTTACTCGTTTTTGGTATTCTTTGGGGTCGTATTTGTAGTTTGAGAGCTCCTCTAATATGTCATAGACTGCCTCCTTTATCCTTTCGGATACTTCTGCTGGATTGCTTATTTCTGCGAGGTCTACCGCTAAAAGCCCGGGAAGTGCAAGCAGCATGCTTCGAATGTTTAATATCAGGTCTGTGGTCATTGCTTCCACATCTTCCGACCGGTGCATTTTCCCTTCAAGCTCCATAAGTTCCAGCTCGGCCATTCGTGCTTTGGACCTTTTCAGCTCAATTTCCGCATTAAGTTTCTCTGCTTCGAGGTCTGCCATCTGTGCTTTTTCTTCCCGGCCGTATGCCTTGTCTTGAAGGTATTTTATATATCTTTGAATTGTGGGCAACAGGTCATAACCTTTGCCGTCCACCTGCGAAATTATCCCTTCTTGGGTTAGCTGCTGCACCCGGCGCACTGTTAATCCAAATAATTTGGCTATAACTTGGGTTTTTTGCAGGTTTGGTTTATATGGTTCGGACATGACTTCCCTCCTTTTGGCGTAACGAAATGCCCTAAAAATTTTTCTCCGTGTCTAGGCGTTTTTTGGGCTCGCGAGCACCGCAGGCCATTTTGGTTTCTGACAGGACCCGCTGAAGAAAAAATTTTTGCACGCTTTTTATTTTCGATTTTAAGCGCTTATTTTTGCCTCCTCGATTAAAACTATTACCCTTGTCCTTTTCTCGTCGATTTGCCCGCATTCTGCGCTTGCCTGTATGCTCAATTAAAGTTTGTCCATAGCCGACTGGATATGATGATCCAGACGCTTCTCTATATTCTCATTGAGTGTGGCCCTTATGTCATTGGCCACTTCCTCATTGGTTATCATCTGTGGAATGGATAAGGTTGTGAATTTCTTTATGTCTTTTCGGTTCTTACTCATTCTCTGAAACGGAATGTATGGCACTTTCTCCGGTGACGATGCCCCAGTCGGCATAAGGATGTTATGAGACCTTTCGCTGTATGGTCCTCCCGGGATTTTCTTTTTGTTATACCTACCAATAACCACCTGTTTGCCTTTAAAGAATTGAGCTTTTAATATATAACTCTTTCCTCCGGCAGGTGGTTTCTTTGGTGTCATTCCAAAGTGAACCGGAGTAAGCAGCCGCCCTTCAAATACCAGCTGCAGCTCATCTATTGTTTCTCCTTCGACTTTTACTTTGCCAGCGGGTTTTTTTGTTTTTTGGCTTCCGAGGATTTCTGCTTTCTTGATGTTATATGTTTTCGTAACGGAGGTAGCTACCCATCCCGGAGCTCTTTTTTTAATGTCACTGATGGTCCTCTTGGTTACTATAGCACTCTGCTTTTCGATGTTTTTGAGCTTTTTCTGCACTTCCTCGAAACCTTTAAAATTTATATCCATCATTCCTCTGGGCATGGGTCTGACCTCCTTTCTTCGAAATATCAAAGCCGCCCGGCTTTTTATTCTTCCGGACGGCCTTTTTCATGCTAATGTTAACATATGGATTTTGTCAATTACAAGCAAGTGTTCTTTAATTTTTGTAGTATCCTTCCATGGAGCACTGTGACCCACTGTCTTGACCTGCACAATCTCTCGGCCACCTCTTCCCAAGTCAGACCGTCCAGATATTTCAGTCTCATAAGTTCACGGTCTATCGGGTTATCCAGCGTCTGAATTGCTCTCTCAATGGCCGCAGCTTCTTGTTGTGCTTTTTTGATGTTTTTGATTATTAATTCCTCGAGCTCAATCTTATTTGCTATGGCTATTGCCATCCTATCCACTGCATAATTTGAGTGAGGCATTCCGTCTCCTATTGATGGCTTTGGGTAAAGGAGCGAGGCTTCAATCTGAGCCAGTCTTTCCTTCTGGGCTTCAATCTCTTTTATGAGATATACGTATTGTCTCAATCGTTCTTTGGTCATTACTCCTATAGGTTCTTCCTTCTGTTGGAGGCTTCTTGCTTTTTTACTCAACTGTTATCGCCTCCTTCATCAGAAGATCCGAGTTATGATCTGAGCGAGAAGCTCTATTTGATTATCCGGGTGTTTATTCGGGTTGCCGGGATTTGGCACCAGCTTTCCTATTGGTTCTATCTTATCGAAGGCGCAAAATACCGGAATGCCATCGGCCACGGCTCTTGGTTTAGCTTCTGTAATATAATTGATTTCAGGTATTTTTACCTGTTTTTTCTTCTTTGCCATCAATGTCCCCCTCTCATTTTTGCTTTGTCCTAAATCTTCCGGCATCCGTGCATGTTGCCCAGTGAGGTATATGGCCTATGCCGGTTGCTTTATCCGGTTCTCCTGAAAAGTCGCAGGATATAACTTCACCGTTTGGTGTGACTACTTTTCCCTTTGCTCCTTTACGTTCCCAGTATGTAACCGGTTCTGCGTCGCATGGCATGCTTTTGCCACCTTCTGTCTTTATAAAAATTATGTTGGCTCCGCACGCTCTACATTTGGCCATTGCCTTCACCTCCTAATTTTCATATGGGCATCCGTCCGTCTGCTCTTGGGCTACCGGTATATTAAGCTTCATAAAGAGCTTATATTTCTCGCACTTCTTAAAATTTTTGTCTTTGCAATCGACGCACTCTGTCAAGGCATGGCTTGCAAGGTCATATAGGTCATCCAGTTTTATTTCCAAGGTTTCTTCTTGATTGTTCCGTTTTATCTTGGATTTATATCCCATGCTTATCTCAATATTGCGGGCTTCCCGGAGGAGCTTTTTCGCATAATCCTTATCTATTCTGGCTACAAGGCTATCGCTGACCCGGAGCAAGTGGGTTGTTGCTGTCTTTATCCTTTTCCTTTCCTCTGGTGACAGACAGTTGGTTTTCTCCAGCCATGCGTTTAAGTAATCCCATGCTACGAGTATGAATATGTGATGCTCCCTATCTATCCTGTTCATATAAGTTTTCATGCGTTGAGGCCTCCTTTATGCTGGCTTACTTCGTCTTCTATCCTCTCTCCGAGTCTAATCAGTTTGTGTCGCTTGTAGCTTTCCACCATTTCTTCTATGTCAAAGAGAAGTTTCATCTGACCCAGCATAATCTCTACATCGGCTATCTCCTCCGCTATATGGCCTGTGTTTGCTTCTCCTCGGAGGCATTTGCAGAGCTCCTTCTGGAGCTCCGCCATCTCCTCAAAAGTTATTATTATCTGCGAGCCTTGGCTCCATGTTGCTATAGCCTTCTTATAAACTGCCTTTTCATCTATGTGTTCCTCGCCTTTTAGCCAGCTCATGCATTCTTGCTCCGTCTTAAATTCTTCCACCCATGCATCGCCGGTTCTATTATCGATGCCTACATATATGCCGCCTCCTATGGTGTAAAATAGGCCTTTAGGTTCTCGTGTATCAATAATTGCTTGTGCTTCCGATTGGGAGACCAGTTTAATCTCATCCATTTTGCTGGTCGCTCCTTTCAACAGCCTTCCAAACCGATACGTTTCTTTGGGTTCTTGGGCAGTATTTCTTGCCGACTACTATTGCCCTTCCTTCTTCTTTCAGTTCCGTTAGGCGTGGGCTTACAAAATTGCGATCATAATATTTGATATATCCCTTTGCCAGTAATTCCTCAGTTATCTCATGGGCCGTCATAGCTCGGTCCTTCATAATCTCAAGTATCAAGCTCTTTCTATCGGTGATTTTTGGTAAAATAGCCTCATAGCTTTCCCTTCTGGTTTCATTGGTTATCATTTTTCTACCCCCTCCAAAAATCTTATAATTCCGCCAGTGGCTTTGATTTTAAAAGGTTCCAATTCTTCTATGGTCATGTGCTTATGGCCGTATATTTCTTTCATATCCCTCCATACAGTCCATGGCACCCTATAAAAACTCTGCAAATCGACCGATACAAGGATGAATGCTATTGCTCCCAGCTCGCTGTATTTTTGTAATCTCTCGCACTGTTCCTCTGTCAGCCTGCTTTGCTCTATTTTATCCGCACTGGTATGTTTGGCCTCAAAAACTATCGCTCTGCCATTGGCCAGTGTGCCTTTATAATCCGGTTGGGCCTGCTTCTCATAGTGGGCCACAAATTTTCCGCCTCCGAGGCTTTTTATTGGCCTCATTGGTTCCGGTGTCTTTTCAATGACTGCGATTTGCCGGTCCTCATAATATCTGCAGGCTGCGTCTATCATTTTCTCGAAATATTGGCCTACTACTTTGGCTTGCGCCCCTTGGATCTGCCTTCTTGGATCTTTTACCCTCTTTAATGCTTCATATGGTGTAAGATCCTTATATCCCTCATGGTTATATTTGCTAATCTTAGCCATGCTGCACCTCCTCTGTGCTTATGCTCCTGATGGGTATTCCCAGCTCTTTGGCCAGTTCTATCTCGGAGGCCATTCCCTCGCTTATAACTTCTCCGAATACCCAGAGCTCATCGCACCTTTTTAACATCTCCTTGCCCATCGCTATGCCTGCTGCTCTTTCCTCCGGGATAGTGTCGTCCATGAATTGCGTAAATAATAAGTGCGGTGCATATGGTATGTGTCCTCGATTAGCTACGTATTTGCAGTATTGTCTCGCTTTGGCCATGTTCTTTTCATAATTGCCTCGTAGCGGGCTGGCTACATATATAAGCTTTCTTTTCTCTGCTTTTTTCGATGGGGCATAATTGCCGCAGTGTCTATGTAAATGCTTTTTGTAAAACGGGCATGTCCCGGGATATTCATCTACCGTCTCTGCTCCTATTCTGCAAGTTCCGCAATTTTCAATCACCGATTTCCCCCTCCTCTCTTATTTCCGGAAGGCTTATTATCTCAATTTTCACTCCGTAGATCCTTCCTAGCTCGATAGCTGCTTGATGGCCTTCCGGTGTGAATATATCTAATCTTCCGATTTTATTTAATTCACTGCCTCCTCGGTCAGCTATGATATAGGTCTTTCCGTCAATCGCCACGATGGTTCCAAAGGGTAGCCAATTGCATGCTGCTACTGGTATGTCTGGTTCCACTCCGTTTTCTATTTTTAAGCCACTCGCCGTTATGCCGTCCGTCTTGCCGCAGCATTTTTGGCATATACAATAATGGGTTAGTTCTCCGGTGATAATATCTCCCTCGGTTATGCCGTTATATGTTTTTGGCTCCGGTTCGTGATCAGGCTCTGGTTCTAGCTCCCGTTCTTGCTCCGGTTCCGGTTCTTTTTTCTGTTCCACGGCCAGAGCCTTTGGTGTATCCAGCTTTAATATGGCATTGGCTTCCGTCTCTTTTATGTTGCAAGATACTATGATCATCATCGTTGTTGCCGCAGCTGCGGCCGTTATGAAGGCTACAATTCGTTTCATTATCTGCTCCTCCAGCTGGGGCCAGTCATGATAATTCCTTCACACATCTCCCGGAGTCGGTCTACTATTGCCTCCGCTGTTATGCTGTCACCTCTCTCTGGTGTCAATCTCTTAACTAGGGCCCTGTCGTCATAGTTTGTGGTGACTATGGTCGGCATATATCCTTCATAACGGCTGTTGATTATTGTATATATCTTTGAAACTCCCCACTCTGTTGGTGGTTCTTTGCCCATATCGTCAATGATCAGGAGCGGGACCTCCTCATAAAGTTTTAGCACTTCTCCCTCTGAAACGACTCCTTTGTCGTAAGTCCTCTTTATCCGGTTCAGTAGGTCAATCATGGTCATGCAAATTACAGGCGTTCCTTGGTTCATTAACTGATTTGCTATGGCAGCTGCAAGATGGGTCTTGCCAACTCCGATATTGCCTACTATGAATAATCCGTTTCGGTCCATTTTTTTGCCGTTAGCTGGGAGTTTTTCCTCGAATGTATCAGCATATGCCTTGGTAATTGCATAAGCTGTTCTATTCTGTTCAGTAACCGTGAAATTATCAAATGTCCGGTTTAAAAAACGCTCTCTCATTCCGCTTTCGCCGATGATTTTATTTATTTTCCGCTGCATTCTTTCGGCTTCTTCTGCCTGTCTCTGTCTTTCCTCGGCTTGTTTTTGCTCCAGTTCCCGGCGTTTCATATCTTCTTGGAATGCCTCACAGCTGCACTGTTCCGAATTTGGAAACCATAAGACTCTATCACCGATTTTCCCGCCTTTCGCATACATTGGTTTACCGCAAAATGGGCATGGTTTGGGCTCTGGCGGGTCATATTTTATTGCCTCCGGATCCGAAGCCATTATCAATGGGTCATTATTCTTTTCCGGTTGGGTTTGTAGCCATTCTGAAACCTGTAAGTGTTGATGTCTCCTCTGTTCCTGTGTTAGTTTCCGTCCTAGAATGCTTGCTAATGACTCCATTCTTTGCACCTCCTATCCGATCGTCGTCGTATTTGCCCTCGAGTATTTTGATAAAGTTAGTCGGTTTCATCATCCAATCAAAGTCTGCCGTCCAGTTTCTGTCGTTGTGACCTTTCATGAAGCTACTGGCTTCAGCCTTCCTGAATAATTTCTCAAATACCTTGATGTCTTTATGTTCATTCCATCTGGCCCTTACGGCCTTTTTCCTTTGGCCGTTTATGGCCATGATTTTAGGAAAGCTTACACAAATGCTTAAATAAAGCTCTTGAATTTCTTTATAAGGGACCGGTTCTCTTTCTGGTGGATCATCTGCCGGAGGTTCTGGAGGCTTGTCCTCCATAGACTCTTTAGAGTCTATATCTATATCTAGGTACTGTTCTGTACTGTACTGTAATAGTAGATTTTTTTCACCATAAATCTGTTGATTTTCTACCTGATTTCTACCTGATGTTGCATCTACATCTGCAGCTGCAGTCCTTGGCGGTAATAAGGCCCTTCTTGCCTCGTCTACCGGCCCGTTTTCCCACTTGGAGCTGCATTCCCGGCATGTTACCACAATGTTTTCTATGCTGCTGCCGCCTTCAGGATCTATGAAGCTGTATGTGCCGCCTCCGGGTCCTTTTCTGTCATCCCAGTTGACCTTTTTCCCACAGTATCTGCAGTAATCGCCATCACGCCTCCTAACTTCTTTGATAACTCGCATATTTCCGTATAAAATCCTTTGCCTTATCCTATAGGTGTTTTCTTGCTCTCTGCGTTCCAATAACTTCCCTACGTATTCATGCCAATCGTGAATTAGAAGGCTATCCTCGTGTCTATCAAGCCATCCGCAGGATATCAAAACCTCTATAAATTCCTCCGGATCTCCGTCCCATTGGGCTGCTCTGGCTAGGGTTCTGGGTCTTATTTTACTTACATCACCATCCGGAACATTATCTATTGCCCAAAGCCAAAACGATACCATCATTCCCATCATGGTGACCGGCTTTACATCGAGGGCGTCAGCTGCTTCAAGGATCTTTCTATGGTCCCTTAATGTTTGGTGTATCTCAAGCCATGCCATTTTTTCTCCCCCTTTTTAAAAGCAGCCCGCCCTATTGAGCGGGCCATCGTTTTTTATGCTATCTCTACTTTCCGGTCATCCATTTGCTCTGTATCTGCTGTTTCTTCCGTATCCTCCTGTTTGTTTTCTGTTTCTATCTGTTGGTTATCTGTAGAAATCTGTTGATTTTCTACCTGATTTCTACCTGTATTCCATTGATTTTTCTCTATTTGCTTCTGCTTATAAAAGAATAGCTGCAGGTAGAGGTAGTGGATCTTTTTTGCAGTATTTTTAATTTTATTTAGCTGGTCATCATCTATCACGAAGTCTCCAAAGGATCGGAGTGTGAGCTCATCTCCAAATACCAGCTCAATCCTTGCGTCCGGGTCTGTAGTAGGTTCACTTTCCCCTAAATCAAGCCTCATTTGCGCAGCTTTTTCCCACATTGGCCTAAATATGAAAATGATAGGGAAATCTTCCTTGTTGAATGAATACTCTAGATCGTTATCCTCGCATAATTTATCCAGTTTTTCCTGCAATTCCGTTAACTTGGTATATAACATCTACTTTCCTCCTTTCTAAAACGGTAAATCATCATCGTCTATAGGCTCAAAAGCGTCAGCATCGATATAATCGGTTTGGTTGGTTTCTGCTGATGCCTTCCTGCTGTCAGTAAAGTAAATCGATGATGCTTCTATCTCGGTTATTTTATGTTTATTGCCGTCCCGGTCAGTATAAGTTCTTGTCTTAATGCGACCTTCTACCAGCACTTGCCGTCCTTTTGATAAGTAATTGACTACAAATTCCGCCCGTTCTCTCCAAGCTATTATTGGTATGAAGTCCGCATCGTAGGTTCCGTCTGGATTTTTCGTGCTTCGATTTACTGCTAGGTCAAATCTGGCCACAGCTATTCCATTCGGAGTATATCGAAGCTCGGGGTCTCGTGTGAGACGCCCGAGCAGTATTGCTTTATTCACCGAGCATGCCCTCCTTTAGCCGCTGCCGCATCAAGTTGTGCGCATAACTCATCGTATTCTTCTCTGGTCAGTAATTTCGGGTCTGTTTTATTGTATTTTTTCGCTATATGTGCTGCCAGCTGTTCTTGGCTAACACCTGCATCTATGGCTTTTGCATTAAGCCTTGCTATTTGCTTATCTGTCAGGTTCCCGGTGTGGCTCTTTTGAGTTCTATTTCCTGACGGTGGTGTCCCCTGTTGCTTCTGTGAGCCTTTTAAATCCATGCCTTCTCCGGTTGGATTGGCATCATTGTCCTCATCCGTGCAAAGCCCGAGGAATGAACCTAGTGCATATCTTTTGGTGTATGTAATGGCAGCTCCCTCGTCCTGCTTGCTTCCGTTCTCATTTACCCGGATCTTATAGTAATCGCTGGTTATTGCTTCTCCGCTTTTATGAATGAGTATTACTTGCAATGCACTTTCTCCATGTTCATTGGTCCCAAGAGGCTGAAGGACGGCGAAGTTGTTATTTTCCTTTATCTTTGAGTAGATCTTGTCTAATGTTACATATTCATAGGTTATGGTCTGGCCGCTTCTGTTGGTGTAATTAACTTTTGCGTTGTAGCTTATTCCTTTTAGGCTATTTACAAGTTCTATTAAGTCTCTTGCAAATTCAGGAGACACCTTTGTGATATTCATCCTTTATCACCACCTACTCAAACCTGATTTTAAATTCCGGCGGGGTTTCGACTAGCGTTACCCCTTCCACAATCTCCCCGGTATCTTTGATGATGGGTATATTGCCTTCCGTGCTGATCAGCTTCTTAAATTCGCCCCATATAGGCTCCTCTATGGTTTTGATATATTCGGTGTATCCATTCGCCTTGAGCCATTGGGTAAGCTTTTCTTTGTCCGGCGTTGGTTTGACAGTTGCAAACTTTCTGATAAGAGTTCCCGAAAGTAACCTATAGGTTTCTTGTGTCTTAGTGGCCTTCTTGGGCACCTTCTCGAAGTATTCGGCGAGCTTACCTGTTAAAAATGCACTGTTTGCCTCATAGCGTTTCCTTGCCTGCTCTATTTTGAAGTTGGCCTCTGCGATTATCTCCTCGGCAAGGGCCTTGATGCGTTCAAATTCTTCCTTCTCTTCCCGGATCTTCTTGAGGGCCCATTCGGCCAGCTTATCGTTATCGATGGTAAACTTCGGTTTTGGTGCGTTTTCATCGTCTCCCGGCAGTTCTATATCAAAGTCAAAAATTGAGGTTTTCTCTAATGCTTCGGCCATGGCTATTCTCCTTTCTCCCTTTTTAATGCTTCCAGCTCGGCTTTTACTTGGTCGAGCTCATTCGTCAGTTTTTCTACCTGTTCTTTCTTTTCGCAGTAGTATTTAAACCAGTCCTCGGAGCTTTTCTTCAGCTCTTGGTTTTCAAATTCCAATCGAGTTGCTTTACTTGCCAGCTCCTCAAGTGTTTTTGTCAGGATCTGAATTGCGGTTTTATTGTCTTCCATGCTTATTCTCCTCCCCTTTTTTCTTGTTGCTCTGCCTCATCGAGCAGAGATTTTATTTCTGCTATAAACTCTGGCTCATTGGCTATGGCCATTCCTATAGCGACCGCTAATATCGGAATCAGGTATTCTCCTCCAAATGCGAAGTATCCACGCTGCACATATGCTGCTTTTACTGCTAATGGAGTAATTATTGTTGATATTCCTAGGGATATCGCTATGGTAGTCGTATATTTATTTATCTTTTGGGCCATATGTGGTATAATGGCCTTGTGGTTATGCTCTCTCCGGAGGGCTCCACTGGGTAGCTGTTCGTTCGTGGTGGGCAGCTGCCCTTTTTGTGTTTTTAGCACTGTTTTTCCCTCCTTTTAAACGGTGGTCGTCGCCTTGGATCCGGCCGCTTCTACTGCTTGCCGAGCCATGCATAATTCCATGGTGTATCTTGAAAACATCATTTCTCTGTAGACATCTGCAGTAAGTAGGGCTAGGTAGTATTCGTCGTAGTGTGCTGCATCCGGCTCTCTTTCCTTGGCTATCTGTAGTTTGCGTATAGCGTAGCGTTCAGCCTCCTCAAAGTCCTTGGCCGGCGTCGTAATCCCAAGAAGCTCGTCCACTGTCTCCTTAAAGCTTTTATCCATAGGGCCTCCTCCTTTACTTTTTCTTTTGGTTGTTCATGCTGGCCAGTATGATTAGGGTCGTGCATATAATGATGGTGATTATGACTCCACTCGACATCTCCATCCTCCTTTCTTAAGCGATCCCGAGCCGCTGCACTAGGGTTTCCCTTTGGCCGTATGGCTGGGGTTCGTATCGCAGGTTTTTTAGCTTTCTGCCGTTTACTCCATACTTGGGGTTGTATCCTATTAGGTTTATGTAAGCTACTAGATCATCTCTTTCTTTAGCCATGGCTTTGAGCACTTCATAAAGGGCATGCACGTCATCTATGGCTCTATGACTATTCCTTACTTTATCCTTGAGATTGTATGCTTCGATGGCATTTTCCAGACGGTGCGGGTATTCTCTGCGGTCTTTGTAAATGGTCAGGGTATCTAGAACATTAATCTTGGCCGTTGGCAGCTTATTTTCTTTGCGAAGCATTACTCCTACGAAGCTTACATCAAAGTGTGCATTGTGGGCTACCATCAACGTCGGGCCGTCGCTCAACATGATCGAGAATAAAGTTGCTGCCTCTGTTCTGCTAACTCCTTCCTTTTCTAGTTTCTCGTCTGTAATGCCGGTTAATTTTGTGATTTCTTCTGGGACCCTTTGACCTTCCGGTAACTTAATAAAAAGCTCTAACTTCTGATCTATCCTCGGGCTGCCGTAAATATTAGTTTTTAGTTTTAAGGCTGCCAGCTCGATGATTTCGCAGCTTTCGCAGTCAAGGCCAGTCGTCTCTACGTCAAATAAAACTATGCTGTTGTGGTTTTTAAATAGTGAGCTCAACGGGTTCAGTTGTTCCGCATCCCTCCTTTTTTCTACTTGGCATTCGCATCTCTCGCCCGGATCTAGAAATGCTCCGCAGCCGGCGCATATATAGTTGTGCATCACGTTCCCTCCTTTACTTACTGGCGCAGTGTGGGCAAATGTAAGCGGTCGGCGGGGTAATTTTGAGAATACTTACATTCCACTCTTTTCCGCATCTTGTGCAGGTCATATTCATGGCTTACTACCTTCTATCAAAAGCTTTATTAGATGGTTCTGGGGCCTTGGCTGGTATTTTTGCGGATTCTTAATCATAGTAACGGTAAAAATCTTCGTTTATCTGTCCAAGCGCTTGATCGGCCTCGTGTTTCATTCGTTCCAAAAAATTGCGAGCATCTTGCTTGAATTTACCTTTTTTAACCGCAAGGGAAACAGCCATGTGCAATTTGACCACAAGCTCAAGGAGCTCTTCATTAGTCATTGGTTTCATATACCTCGCCTCCTTTCCCTGTCCTTTGGTATTTCTCGTGGCTCCTTTTACTTTTTAGAATATTTGTAGTAATATCACCATTTGGGGGTGGCTTCAATTGCGCTTGCTTTTATGAGCTTGTCCCATAAAGCCTTAGTCCATGTTGGCCAAATTTTTGTAGCCCCTGTGGTCTGCTATAGCTATTCGTCAGTATATTCCTGCTTAATGGTGGTATTATCCACTTGCTTCACCTCCCTGAAAACGTTCATTAAAAGCTTTTGATATGGCTTTGTATGCTTCGTCCATTGTCAGACCAGTGAGTAAGGCTACGCTGGCTTCTGCTACTAACTTCTTATCCTTTTGGGTTTCTCTGATATATTCCTTGCCGAGCTGCTTTCCTGTTTTTCTGTTCAGGCTTATCCTGAAAATATCAAGCTTCACGCCTTTTCTCGCCCCCTTTCTGGCATATTGCCTCCTACTTTGTTTTTCTAGCCTCCTGAAACTCTTTGAGTTGTTCTAGTGAAATGTGATAAAGTCTTCCGGACTTAATAGCCCCGAGTTTTTTCTTGCGGATCCAGTCCCATACCGTGCGGGTCTTGACTCCAAATATTTCTGCTACCTGCTCGGGAGTCAGATATTTTTCCACTTCTTTCCCTCCTTTCTACTTGCTTTTAGTTCGGTTTAGTGCTATTCTTATACTGTGACGGCATTATGAATAGCACCTTTTGCCCCTCGAAAAATAACGGTTTTTCGTGGGTTTATGATATTTTTGTGTTTTTTTGTTCGGTTTACCGCTATTTTATAACGGTTTTTCGAATTTGTCAATAGAAAATTTATTTTTTGTTGGGAGGTGTAGAAAGGTGACGATCAGCGAAAGAATTTTTGATGTGCTTAAAAGAAGCGGGAAAAAGCAAGCAGACCTTGCTAAACATGTAGGGGTTCGCAGTAATACGGTTTCCGATTGGAAAAACAAAGGAATAAATCCTTCAGCCGACTTAATACCAAAAATTGCTGAATTTTTAGGCGTCTCCTGCGATTATCTGTTGACCGGTAAGGAGCACCCCGGTATATCAGCCAGTAATATACATAATAGTGCTGTCGTTCAGGGGAATCATGCCACTACATTGATTGTTAAAAACGGAAAGGAGGAAGGGCGGGAATTGTCAGATCAAGAAGTGGAGCTCCTTCGAATATTTAACTTGTTAGATGTGAAAAGGCAAACAGCGCTACTCTCTTACGCCTACAAACTTGAAGATGAGTGTCAACAGGAATAAAGGAGGTGTTGTTTATGAGGTTAATTTTGAGCTCAAAAAAGGGAAAATTAGCACTTTTCCTGCTAATTATCGTAGTATTGGCCTTTATAAACATGCTAACAGGTGCCAGCGAATTATCCACTAGTCAGTTCTCTTGTGGCCTGATCATTTATCTCCTGCTAGTGTGGTTGCTAATTAAAAATGACATCCGCTATCTCAAAACTCCTGCCGAAGAAATATGGAAAAAGTGGGACCCTTGCTCCAGCTCCGAACACCAACAAAGAAGGATGATGAGGGCTAATACCAGCGATATAACTATCAAAGAAATTGACAAGGAAAATCGTTTTGGGATTTTTGTCGGTGATCGCACTTATCGCACTACTTTAGAGTCTTGCACATGTCCCGACTTCAAAGAGAGGAAGCTGCCATGTAAGCATATGTATAGGCTCGCTAGTGAGCTTGGTTTAATTGAATTGCCGGATCCTGATTTTAAAAATTAAAAACTCCCTTCAATAGGGATTGAAAGGAGGTAGTGAATTGAATGCAGTAATTTATGCCCGTTATAGCAGTGATAATCAAAGAGAAGAGTCTATCGATGCCCAAGTGCGGGCAATAAAAGAATACGCTGCTCGGGAAGGTTATAACATTATTCGTATTTATGCTGATGAGGCCAAGTCGGCCACTACGGACCAGCGGCCTCAATTTCTCCAAATGATGAAAGATGCGGAAAGTGGCCTTTTTCAAGCTGTTATCGTGCATAAACTTGACCGCTTCAGCCGTGACCGATTTGACTCTGCTTATTATAAAAGGCACTTAAAAAAGTGCGGAGTTCGCCTGATCTCCGTTCTAGAAAACCTTGATGATAGCCCAGAGTCTATAATCCTTGAGTCAGTGTTGGAGGGTATGGCCGAATATTACAGCAAGAACCTTTCCCGGGAAGTTATGAAGGGAATGAAAGAGACCGCTTATCAGTGCAAACACACCGGCGGCATCCCTCCTTTGGGCTTCGATGTCGGACCTGATAAAAGATATGTTATAAACGAATATGAAGCGGAAGCGGTCCGCCTTATTTTTAACATGTATGCCGATGGCCACGGTTATGGGGCTATAATAGATGCTCTTAATTCCCGAGGTTATAAAACAAAAGCTGGCAATCCTTTTAGTAAGAATAGCATCCATGACCTGCTGACAAATGAAAAATATATCGGTATATTTGTGTTTAATAAGGCCGCCAAAATGTATAACGGAAAAAGAAACAGCCATAGGTTAAAACCTGATGATGAAATTGTCCGTATTCCGGGTGGATGCCCGGCTATTATTTCAAAAGATTTATGGGAAAGGGTGCAAGCAAGATTGAAAGCGAATAAAAGGGCCTCTGGTGCCTATTCTGCGAAGATTGTTTATTTGTTATCTGGCAGGATCTTCTGTGGTAAATGTGGAGCGGCCATGGTAGGAAATCGGGCAAAGATGGGAAGAAATAAAACCGAATATGCCTATTATGGCTGCAGCACTAGAAAAACTAAAAAAACCTGCGATATGAAGCCTATTAATAAGGCATTTATCGAAGAGAAAGTCCTTGATGCGCTTTATGAAAATCTTTTTTCTGATCATGTTATCGACTTGGCCACTGATATGATTTATAATCATGCAGCCTCTAAAAGCTCGGAAATCCCAAAACAAATAGCTGCTATTGAAAAGCAGCTAGCGGCAGTGGAAATTGAAATTAAAAATATAGTCAATGCGATTGCTGCCGGCATGTTCCATGAATCTATGAAAGAAAAAATGGATGAGTTAGAGGCATCGAGATCTGCTCTACGTATTAGGTTGGAAGAAGCAAAGCTTCAGCAGCAGACTCATTCACTTACCCGGGAGCAAATACGCTCCTTTTTAGCTCGATACAGAAATATTAAAGAAATGCCCCCTGAAGAACAGAAAAAAGCTATTCAGGTATTCGTGGAGCGTGTTACTGTATATGATGACCGCATTGACATGGATATCTTAACCATTCCTAATAATACCTCCGGTGAAAAGAAAAATAAAAAAACCGCCAGTCGGCCCACTGGCGGTTATGGTGAAACTACACAAGAAAGCAGCCCATGCCCTCTTGATAGTAGTTTGACCTTGTTGGTGGAGGCGAGGGGAGTCGAACCCCTGTCCGAAGATGCCTCGGCGAAAGCCTCTCCGAGCGCAGTCAGTGTTTTGACATTCCCTTCACCGGGCTCCCACTGA